ACCGAAAGGGAAAAGCGTAACTTCCGTACTGCTTTACAATCCATTATTCGAGCGACTGACGCATCGTTTGTTGCATCAAGATACAATTGGACATCTGGTTCCATTTATAGTGCGTACAGCGATAACTTAAACGCTGTTCAAAATTCAGCTACATATCCATTTTATATTTTATCAGATAACCAAAGAGTGTATATTTGCCTTCAGCAAGGCAAAACCACCACAGGTAACGTTACGCAATCTACCGTCAATCCAGATTCGATTGGTACTGGTTCAACTGCAGTAGCGACTTCTGATGGCTATATCTGGAAATATCTGTTTACATTGAGCGCTGTAAGAGCAAATAACTTTTTGTCAGCGAACTTTTTACCTGTGTCAAAAGTTGATTCCGCCAATGATTTAACTGTTGTTGAAACAACTCAAAAAACCGTACAAGATGCAGCTATCGCTGGTTCGGTAATTGGTTATCGAGTTGTAAACGCTGGAGCTGGATATTCCTCAGCACCAACATTAACTGTTAATGGTAATGGGACGGGCGCTAAAGCAATCGCTACGCTTACTACTGCGGGTGGTATTGCTAAAGTTGAAATTGATGACTCGGCTGGCGGTATTCCGTTCGGTAAAGATTATAGCTATGCCTCAATTTCATTTTCTGGTTCTTTCGGTGCACCAACGACTACTGCTGTAATTAGACCAATTATTTCAAATAATGGTATTGGCGCAGACCCAAGAGATGATCTTGGTGCAGTTGGTGTTATGATCAATGCTAAACCTGAGGGGACGCAAAACGGTTCCTTTATGGTTGATCAAGATTTTAGACAAATCGGCCTAATTAAAAATCCTAAGAAAAATCAACTTATTGATTCTGATTTTAAGGGTACTGACGCAAGAGCGATGAATATTCTTACGCTCACAAACATTGATGCAGCTTTTGATAGTGAAGCTGTTCGAGATGCGCTAATCGTTGGTGCAACTTCTGGGGCCAAGGCTCGTGGGGATGAATTACTTTCAAATAAGTTGCATTATCACTTTACTGAAAGTGACGGATTTATTTCTTTCCAAGATGGCGAAGACGTTTTCCTTGACTCAGCAACAGGGATTACCGCAGAGATCGTCACAGATTCCGCAGGCACGATCAAAGCATTCTCTGGAGAAGTTCTATATATAGAGAATAGAAGTGCTGTAGAAAGGAATACAGCGCAAACTGAAGATATTAAAATTATCGTACAACTGTAAGGTAAAATAAAAGAATGCCTAATCCATTTACAAAAACTACTTTTAGTACAACTTACAAAGATGATTTTAGAGATAGCGATCACTATCACCGCATTCTTTTTAACTCGGGTAGAGCCTTACAAGCCCGAGAGCTGACGCAGCTTCAGACTATTACGCAAAAAGAAATTGAGCGCCTTGGTAGGCATATCTTCAAAGAGGGTAGTGTCGTCCTTCCTGGTGGACTTACATTAGATACAAATTTTTCTTTCGTTAAGCTGGCAACAACTGATACAACTGGTTTTGCTGTTGGTGATCAAATCACTGGCGGTACAAGTGGCGTCATCGCAAAGATCTTACGTATTGAACAATTTGAAGATACAGACAATCCAGCTACTTTTTATGTAAAATATTTAAGTACACAAAGCGGTACTGCTGGCGCTTCTACTGTTAGATTTTCACCGAGCGAGTCACTTTCAAATGGCTCAGTTTCAATCAATGTTCAGGCAACTAATACTACTGCAAATCCAGCTGTCGGGTTAGGTTCCCGAGCTGCTGTTGAAGGTGGAGGAACATTTTTCGTTCTTGGGCATTTCGTTACCACTGATAAAGAAGAAATTATCCTTGACCGTTATTCTTCTACACCTAACAAAACTATTGGTTTTAAAGTTACAGAAGATATTGTAACAGTCGATGATACTGACGCACTCTATGATAATCAGCAAGTAAACCCAAACCTTACAGCTCCTGGTGCAGATAGATATCGCATCCGTTTAAATCTTACAACACAGGATAAGTTAAACGCAGAAGATGCTTTTATCACATATAATGTAGCTGTTGATGGTGTTCTTCAGCGAGAGGTTGATGAAACAACATATAACATTGTTGAAAGAGAACTTGCTACTAGAATTAGCGAAGAATCTGGCGATTATGTTGTAGAGGGCTTCACGTCAAGTCAGTCAAAAGGTGATTCGGATTCAGTCCTGCGATTAGATATTCAAAGAGGTATTGCATACGTTAAGGGCTATCGAGTGGCGAATGAAAAGCCAAACAAAATTATTGTCGAGAAGCCAAGAAGCACTGAAACTGTACAAAACGAAGCCATCGCTGCGAATTATGGTAACTATGTTTTAGTGACTGCTCCTTCTGGTGCAGGTTTTATTCCTAACATGCATGTTTTCCAGAGAGTAAGTTTACGCCCAAGCACTGGATTTAGTGGGACCACCAGAGGTACAGCCAGAGTGCGTTCTTTGACAGAAGACGGTGCAAACTATCGCCTGTACCTTTGGGACGTACAAATGGATGCAGGGTATAAGTTCAGCGATATGAGAAGTATTGGTTTAGGGGCAAACCAATATTTTGATTTAGTCCTTGAAGGTGGTGTCGCTGTTATCAAAGAAGCAGTAAATAATAACCTCTTCTTTAGCCTTGGTAAAGAGCGTCCACAATCTGTTGAAGATGTTTCATTTACAGTTCAGCGCAGATTTGTAGGAACTACCACTGGCGGCACATTAGATTTATCGGGCGATTTAGGGGTAAACGAGAGCTTCACCAATCAAACTCAATGGATTGTGGCAATTGATAGTTCAACTGATGAAATTTTACCCGATGCTACTGTTTCTGGTTCTGTAGTAACAACAAATACAGGAAGAGCAGCCGATGATATTGAAGTTCTAGCTTATGTAAATCTGAGCGCACCAACAGTTCGTACCAAAACTCTAACGGAAACGACCACTACATCTTTGGATGTACAGACCCAAGACGGTCAGCAAATGGTTAAACTTCCTAATCCTGACATTGTTTCAATTCAGTCTTTGGTAGACTCAGATGGTGCTGGAAATGAACGATCAGTTTTAGATAGATTTATCTTTGATAATGGTCAGCGTGATAACTTCTATATGAATGGCCGTTTACTTCTCAGAGGCGGCGCTACTGCACCTGCGACAAAACTCAAAGCAGTCTATCGACACTATGTTCATGGCACCGGAGATTATTTCTCAGTAAACTCCTATAGCCATTTATCTGGGGGCGAACCAAGACAAACGACCACAGTTGGCGCTGGTGGAGGAACTCGTTACGCTGAAATTCCTAAACATAGACAACGTAATGGCGAAACTGTTGAGCTCCGTAATGTTTTAGACTTTAGACCATATATTGAATCAAATGGTGATGCGATTTCTACCGTGTCTGTAGCAAACCTTAATGAGTTACCGCAGAACACTGATACTATCACTGCTGACGTTATTTACTATCAAGGTCGAAACGATATTCTCGTCATCGACCAAAATAAGACTATTAGTTACATTCAAGGTGTGCCAGCGCTCGATAACAGAATTACTCCAAGGCCACCACAGACTGCTCTTAAAATTAAAGAATATCGTTTAAATCCGTTTACTGATAATGAATTAGATGTTGAAGAGTATTTTGTCGAAAACCGCAATTACACCATGCGTGATATTTCTGACATTGTAGAAAGAATTGAAAATCTTGAGGAAGTCACGACATTAAATCTGCTAGAAACGCAAACTGAAAGTATTGAAGTTTTAGATTCCAATGGAGTGAATCGTTTTAAAAATGGATTGTTTGCAGATAACTTTGTCACAATGGCATATTCTAATGTAAATGATTCTGCATATACTGCTACCTTTGATTTAGGAACAGGTAGACTTAACTCAGACGTTGCTATTAAATCAGTTCCACTAGGATATGATTCCGCTGATGCTGCAAACACTGGCACCGCATTAAGCGAAAATTTTGTTCATCTTGATTACACAGAAGATTCTTTTATCACTCAGACTTTGGCGACTGAGACTGAAAATATTAACCCATTTGAAGTTATTACATTCGTAGGATCTTTACGTTTAGAGCCTGAAACCGATATTTTCACAGTAACACGTAGAGTAGGCGGGGGAGTGACTCGTGTTCGTTTAAATCGTTTTGAATTTTTTGAGCGGTTTAGAGGCGGTCGACAAAATACTCCAGACAGACCAAGGGCAGGAAGCGCAGGACTTACCTTGGTGGAAACTACACAGACAACACGTACTACCGTTTCAATTCGGTTGTTACCTTTTATACGTTCCAGATTGGTAAGATTTAAAGCTGAAGGTTTACGTCCTTTAACTCAACACTTCTTGTTCTTTGATGGCGAGCACATTAGTTCATATGCGAAGGAAGAAACATTCTTCACGGCATTTTCGAGAAGGCTTCAAGATCAATATATTAACAGCCGTGCTACAACGCACCCTGATCCAGTAGGAACCACACCTCTTATTTCTGATGCATCAGGGGAAATTATTGGATCTTTCTTGGTGCCAAATAACGATTCTTTGAGATTTGAGCGTGGCGAGCGTGAAGTAAAACTCTTAGATATTAGCGTTAATAATGATGCCGCTTCGCAATCTTCAGCGTTTGCATCTTACTTCGGCGAAGGAACTGTAAGAACAATTAGAGTAGAAGGGACCGTATTTATTACGACGATTCCTCCTTTAGGAAGAGATCCGTTAGCCCAATCTTTCGTTATTGCCCAAGATACTGGCGCTTTCCTTACAGGAATTGATGTTTATTTTTCATCTAAACCAACAGGAGTCGATGCTAATATTCCAGTAAAATTAGAAGTTCGTCCATTACGCAATGGCGTCCCAAGTCAAAATGAAATTTTCACTGGCTCTTCAGTTACTGTTCCTGCGACTAGCGTAAACTTACCAGCAGATTCTGATGATTTAGCTTCGATTCTCGCAGCTCCTACTCGGTTCGCATTCCCAAGCCCAGTTTATATTCCTGGCGGAACGAACGTAGCATTTGTCTTAATGGCTGATACGTTAGATTATAACGTATATGTGGCTAAAGCTGGTGATCTTGTAATAGGCACTACAACTCAGAGAGTAAGACAGCAGCCAAGCTTAGGTTCTCTTTTCCTTTCGCAAAATGCAATTACTTGGACACCAGATCAAACAAGAGATATGATGTTCAAAGTGCATAGAGCTAAATTTGTTTCTTCTGGCACAGCAGTCCTTGAAAATATTGATTACCCTGATCAGATTCTTGACCCAAGTCCATTCTTAACAGCTTCGGGAGATAGCTCCGTTACAGTCTTCTCCAGAGGTCATGGCCTTGGTGTAGGGGATAAGGTAACGCTAACTGGTGTAGACTCTACAGGCGACTTTGGAGGAATCACAGGTACTTCCTTACAAGGCGAAAGAACTGTTGTAAAAGTTGATGGAACAGGCTTCACATTCCAAGCTGATAGCGCCGCAACTTCTAGTGTGCTGGTTGGTAACGCCGATGGAAGTGAAATTACCTTCACTGATAATATTCAGATGGATACCTTATTCCCGACGATTGAATCGTTTATCCCAGTTCCTGAAGCAAGAATTACTTACAATGGCTCATTCGCTGAGGGTAGAAGTTTCTCTTCTCCTACAAATACATACGCTATTAGTGGTTCAAGAGCTATCAATCCGTTTGAGCCTATTGACTTTGAATCACCAAAAGTTATTGCACATAGAGCAATTGAAAATACAGAGGCAACATTATTAGCTGCTGGCGATCCTAGAAGATCACTTAAAATTGTTGCTAATTTGACTACAACAAGTGATTTTGTTTCACCTGTAATATTAATGAGCCGCACTGGTATTATCGCAGAAAACAACTTGATTGATAATCAAGATTCTGACGCTTCCGTTGTTTCGCCGTTGAATAATCCATTGACATGGGTTGATGAAACTGATCCACAAAGCGGTTCACATCTTTCTAAGCATATTACACGGCCAATTAGTTTAGAACAACCAGCTGTTGGATTAAAGGTTCTTATCGGCGCAAATCGTCCTGATAATGCTAATTTTGATTTATACTACAGAACTATCTCTGCGGGGGAAGATATAAATATTAACGATGTTTCTTATGTGTTGGCATCCCAAGAGACGATCGTTCAAACTGATGAGGATAGAAATGTTTACCGTGATTATGAATATACGATCGGCGGACTTGGGGGAGACCTTGTTCCTTTCACTACCTTCCAATTAAAGATTGTGATGCGGAGTTCAAATAGTTCTAAAGTGCCAACCTTCAGAGATTTAAGGGCTATTGCACTCGGTACATAAAGGCAAAGATAGATGGCGAATAGAAGCAGACTTTTAAAGCTTGATAGTGATGGTGCAGGAACAATAGAATTTAGAGAGATGAGCTCTGCAGATATACTCAGAGTCTCTAATGTTTCTGGAAGATCGTTCGCACTAAATCATGATTCTAATGATGCAGGTAATATTTCAATTATCCATACTAGCCGCACATTGCAAGTTGATAGTATTGGTGAAATTGAAGATAATTATTACAACGAAGCTACTGGAACCGATATTGATTTAATTACATTGGTTACTGAGACTACTTTTGTAAGGATGCAAAATTCTACACATGGATCACCAACTTCAGCTCAGCCTAAAGATCATCCATTAGTAGGTAATCGACAGCCTTTGCTAGTCGAAGAAGATGTCAGTTACACTGTTACAAACTTACAAGAAGCCAGCTTTGAAAATAATTCCATAACCAATGCATTGCTTGATGATATTATTGTAAACATTTTTGAAAATGGATTATGCGGTACTTATAGCTGGCAAGATAGCGCCCAAAATGTAGCTGCTGGAGTATATAATGCGACTGACGGTATTCATTATCCAGACAGCGACTTATGGCAAAAGAAATTAGTTCACCTTGACAATAATGCCGGAAATGGTGCTGGTACAGATTACCCTCTTTATCAGAAAATTGGCCTTACGCCAGGATCGAGCGCTTTCAAATTAGTTGAAGAAAAAGTTTCTCCTATCTTTCCAGAAGTTACAGGCGGTTCTCTCGACAATTTAAAAGCCTTTAGTGACTCAGATTTTGGTGCTTTTTTCGCACAACAAATATGTAATAGACTTGCATATAATCAATTAAATGATGGCGTTGGAAAATTGCTTTTAAGAGAAACCAGCCCAGGAGTCGATTATAAGCAGCTTGGTCAAGGCATTCGTGATCTTAGGCGAAGTCTTGATGGAAGTAATAGTTCAATTATTGAGGTTGCGTATACAGGCGCATACACAGGTACCTACGCAGGAGACTACGTCGGCACCTATGCTGGCTCAAGAGTTACCACGGCAAACTACGGTCGCACTGTGAACTTTTACCGAAATCAAAATTATTCAAATTTTAGCAGAGTTGTTAACTATTCGGGCAATCGTACATTCGCTGGAAATTATGATGGCTCTTATGCTGGTACTAGAGATTATGAGTATTCAGGGACATACAGTGGATTGACTGATGTCAGTTTTACGGCGCTAAATAGCACTACTACGGTCGTTAATGATTACCGAACACTTTATGTAAAGGTGAGTTAAATAATTATGTCTAAAAGAATTTATGATATTGTGACTTGGACTAATCCAGATAAAACAGCGGTCGCTGTAAAATATACTGACGAACTGGGGCCAAATAAAAAATCGACAACGCAAGGATTAGTTCAGAAATATATTGATGATGAATTAAATCCTACTTTTACAAAAATCTTAGAGCAATGGCCTGAAGAAAAAATTGATGAGGCTACCGAAGAGCTAAAGATTGAGCGTCAGAAACGGCTCGAGCTTGACGAAAAAAGAAAAAAAGAAGAGCTTGAATACAGTAAGATCAGAAAACTTTTTGAGACAAAGATTGAAATTTTTAACATCGATGAAATTTCAAAATCAAATAACAGAGAAGCTAAATCGAAAATTAGAAGATCGAAAAGTAGTATCGAAGCTATTATTAATGCAGTCTTTTTGTTAATGGAAGAAAAGAATAATGCTGACACAGGTGACATCGAAGAATAAAGAATTTAATGAATATTTAAATAATTTTTCTTCGATTATATTAGAGTGGTATAAAACAAACAAAGAATCTCTGGAATTTATTAATCATCAAAATTTTGATAAAACTCATGTATCAGAAAAATACTGTGATTATATTATAAAACAACATACCTTACATAAAGGTAAGCCAGAAGTTGATTATATGTTACGGCTAATAAATGATGACAAAGCGTTAGAAATCTCAACCGAGCTTGCCCCTTTGCATAGAGAAATGCAAACCTTTTTAGGCACTTATCATTGCCCTTTAGCTGCGCTTTATCCACCCGAAGGAGGAATTTCTTGGCATAATAATGCTGATGCTCCTGGATATAATCTGTTAGCGACTTGGTCAGAAACAGGCGATGGATATTTTCTATACCGTGATGAAAATAACAACACAGTAAAAGTTCAGGATGTTCCTGGCTGGCAAATTAAGATGTCATATTTTCCATCATACACAGAAGACAAGCCTCCTTTTTATCATGCGGCTTACACCAATTGTTTACGTATTAGTCTAGCTTGGCGTTTTTTGCCTGATGACAATAGCGCATATATGTGGGAAAATCTAAAAAATGAGCTGGATTTTGAGTAAAGGCGTTGTTCTTGTTGCGACCCTTAACAGAGAATATTATTTAAAAGCAATATTTTGCGCCAATACAATTCAAGAATATTTACCTGACGCTAAAATAACTCTGTTTACTAACGCAGATTATCATGATGAATCACATAATAATTTGTTTGAAAATGTTATCACAGAATGTCCAAATGAATATAGAACAAAATTATGGGCAATGGCCAACAGTCCCTATGATTTAACGCTTTATATGGATTGCGATATGGCTGTTGTGAATGATCAATTTTCTGAAGTTTTCGATTTAATTGGCAACAATGATATGCTTTGGACAAGGATCACCAAAGAACAAGAGTACGCATACAACCATAAGCATGGTAATAACAGAGTATTCCCTGGTGGCGAATTTAAATTACACGGCGGGATTTGCTTGTACAAGTCTTCAGCTAAAAAATTTATGTCAGATTGGTACAAATTAGATAAAAAAATTAGAGACAAAAAATGGTGGCCTGATTTAGAACTTTACCCAATAAGATTTAGGGCATGGGATCAATTCTCGCTTTGGTGGCTAACGAATAAAGAATGGAATAAATACAAACTAAAATATGACTTTTTTCCAAATGACATATTATGGAATTGGTTACCCTTGTATCAAAAGGCAAAGCATATAAATGAAGAAGACGAAATTATTATTTACCACTATTCGAAAACAATATCTGTAGCATGAGCAAGAAACTTATTCCAGTTGAAAATTCGAATGGCCTTTTTAGGGATGCATCATCAAATGCGATTATAAATACCGATAAAAACGCTTTGATGAAGGCAAGAGCTCAAAAAGAAGCAAAGAAGAAAGAACAAAATAGAATTGAACGCATTGAGCAGCGAATGGATACCATTGAATCTTTGTTAAAAGATTTAATTACAAGAATGACTGATGATGGAAAATAACTCAATATAAATAATGTTATAATTTAATTAATAACAAAAAAGAGTTGTCCACATGGCAGAATATGCAGTTCTTACTGCTGATCAGGGTACAGATACTATCTTTCAATTAGAATTGGTCGATAGCGATAGATTAGCAAAAGATCTAACTAATATCACAGTATCAGCTAAATATAAAAAGTCGTACAATTCGACTACTGCATATGCCTTCACAAGTTTTATACCATTTCCTAAAACAGATGGCATAATTGAATTGTCTTTAAATGGAGCAGACACAAAAAATATCTCTGCTGGCCGATATGTTTATGATGTTGAACTCAAAAATGCGGATGATGTCACAGAACGAATTCTAGAAGGAATTTTAGAAATCAATCAAGGCGTGACTTTATCGGATACAGCATAACAAGGAAATAAACATGGCTAGTAGGATTAAAGTCAAAAAGATACTTTCTGGTATACCTAATGTCGCAAGAGTTGTTGACATAACGCAAATTGCGAACGTTAATGACTCTGATTTGGCTAATGACGGTATTTTTGTTTATGATAGCGCAGCTCAAGAATTTGTTTTTGAAACAGTTTTAAGAAACCTCACTGAGCTTCAAGATATTGAAGATTCAGGTTTAACAAACCTTGATATTTTAAGATATGATTCAGATACAGGGAAATTTAAATTCCAACCATTGGCCACCACTTTACGTGGCCTTCAAGATGTTGACGATTCAGGAATTTCATCTGTAAATAAATTAATGTTATTTGATGAAGCTACCGGGACGTTCAAGTTTGGCTCAGTTGAAGCTGAAACAGGCGTAGCATCGGTCAATGGTTTGACAGGCGCTTTAACAGTTGACGCTGGAGGCGATTTAAAACGCACGCTACTTGGTAACACGACTACTTTTACTCTTGATTCAATTGATGGCGGTTCTTTTTAATGATTATAAATAATTAAGTTAATCTAGATCAATCAAGGTATATAAATGACTACTAACATCAGACATAAAAGAAGTAATGTAGCTGGGAATAAACCTACAGATAGCGATTTAATCTTAGGTGAATTAGCTATTAACACGCATGATGGCGTGCTCTTCTTTGAGAGAAATAAAGATGGTGTTATTAGTATTAGAGAAGTCGAAAATTCGACTGTGGCTGAGAACGTCTTTTATGTTTCCAAAAGCGGTAGCGACAGCAATGACGGGACTTCCTTATCGAAAGCATTTCTAACGATTGATAAAGCTTGTGAAGAAGCTGCTAAAAGAAGAGGCGCAGCTAATCTAGATTCTGACGGAGCCGAGGGTTCTGTTATTCTGAATAAAACTCGCAGAGATTTAGGCTATTACATTGACGCTGCAACTTTCGATGTTGCACTGGGAACAGAATTCAACAGAGTTTTCCAAGGGCGAGCTGGTTCATATACTAAAGGTATCACAGAGGTTCTTGAAAGTATTAGAAGAACAAAAGATTTAGTGGCGGATGTAACGCAGGTTAGTTCCGATGCGACTTCGCTTGCAAGATCGAATGCATATTGGGATGAGCTTACTGATATTATTCAAAACGGGAGAAATAATGCAGACGCATTAGATTCTAGCTCTTATCCTTTACCGACAGCCACCTACTTCCCTGATATTGCTACAGGGGATTATGCTGAATACTCTCGTAATTTGTTGCTGAACAATAAAATCTTTATTTCTGAAGAAGTTAATCTTTGGGCTAAAAATGAATTTGATATTGAATATGATAGCGCAAAATGTAAAAGAGATATTCGATTCGCTGTCGAAGCCTTGATCTATGACGCAACCTATCTTGGTAATGCTGGAACCTATGACAATGCCAACTTCTTCTTCTTTAATGGAGATGGCCCTGCTCAAATTTCTGCGGCTGAAACTCCAGCAACGAGCGCTGCCTATGATCGAATGGCAAGAGTTGTTGAGCAAATTTTAGCTGGACAAACAGTTACATTATCTGGCTCGGATTCTGATTACACTCAGCTTCAAAGCATCGAGTTGACAGATTTACCGGATTCAGCAAAGATTAGCGAATTAAAAACTAATGTCACAAACATTGGCAATACAATTAGATACGGTCAATCTTGGTTAACGACTAATGTTAATAGAGTAACTCCTAATAATGATGCTCGTACTCAATTTGATAGCGATACATTGGGCGCTCAAGCATTAGCAAAAGATGGAATTGACTCAGATAAAACAACAATTATCGAAACAGTTGTCAGTCATATTGATAGCGTTTATCCTTTACTCTTTGACATTGGAGACCGCTATCAGGATATTCTTGATGGACCAGAAATCCCCACAACAATTTATGTTAAGACGGGTGATTATGAAATTAATAACCCAATTGAATTACCGAAAAACACCTCTCTTATTGGCGATAACTTAAAGAATGTAAGCATCCGCCCAAAGAATAAGACTAGTGATATGATTTATGTGAATAATAATAATTATATCACAGGCTTTACGTTCAGGGATCACTTACAACCTGCTGCAGCTATTACTTGGGATCCTACTGGCGATTCCTCCACTAATGTGATTACGAACTCCCCTTACATTCAGAACTGTTCTTCGATCACTGGACCAGACCTAAGCAGGACAGATAGTGGCTTATATGTGTATCGGGATAGCGACGGTTTGGCGCTTCAAGGCGGTGACGGTATCCGTAACGATGGTTCAAAAGTTGGCGGTATCCGCTCTATCGTTGTTGATTCCTTTACGCAAATCAACCAAGGCGGTAAAGGGGTGTACATCCTTAACCGTGGTTATTGCCAGCTTGTGTCTGTGTTTACGGTTTATTGTGACGTAGGTGTTTTATGTGAAACTGGCGGGTTCGGTTCGATTACAAACTCCAACTGCACATTTGGGCGTATCGGATTGAAAGCTACTGGCGTATCTGATAGTTTATATGGTGGATTAGTTGATGGCGATCAAGATACGCTTGATAATGTTATCACGCTTAAAGGATTAACGAAACGTCCTAATAATTCTGATGCAGTCAAATTTGGCGCTGATCCTTTATATTATACTGTAGATTCTGCTTCTTGGGATTCAGCAGCTGGAACAGGTTCGATAAGATTACTTGAAGTGCCTAATCAGAATCTCACAGATAGTGACTCTGTAGCATTCTTCCAAAGAAGTGCACTGAGCGCTTCCTCACATACCTTTGAGTGGGTTGGTACAGGAACCGACATAAGAACTGCATTCCCATTCCGTGGCGGTATTCCGATTCAAGCTAATGAAGTTGAACAAGACGCTAACAAAGCTGGACTCGTGTTTGTCACCAGCACAGACCAAAAAGGTGACTTTAGGGTTGGTGAAGATTTCTTAATTCAGAGATCAACTGGCACCATTGAGGGTGATGCCTTTGACCGTAGTTTATTTGCCCGTGTAACTCCATTCTCACTTGCCCTTGAAGATTAAAGGAAAAATATTAAATGGCTGACTTAAATATTTTCAGAACAGTAACAAAATCTGTGGGGACTTCTCTCGATAGTGTCTATGCGGCTCCATCAGCATATACTGGCATTGTTCTCTCCAGCCAAGTTACAAATGCATCCGATAGCGATATTACGCTAACGTTTACAATTCAGGATTCTGCCTCTGCAAGCACCGTGGAACTTTTATCACAGTTCATAATTCCTGGCCGAGATTCTCTTAATGCAACTTCAGGTAAGTTGGTTGTCTCGGCAAATGGAATACTTAAAATGCAAGCTTCAAAGGCCAATAAACTTAAAGCTGTTGTTGGTATACTGGAGTCTTTAAATGGCTAAACTTTTAAGCGGTAAAGTCCTTCATCGTCAGCTTACAGACACTCATATTGATTTAGCTAATGCTGAGCCATTTTTAGGTAAGCCAGATAGCGACTTTTCGGTTATTTTATCTGATACACAGGGCAATCGTTCGTTCTTTAATTTTGATGACGTTACGATGGATATTGATAGTGCAACAAACACTATATCTGTCGCTACAGCAAATGTTGTTAGTCAAATTGATTCACAAATTTCTGTAACAAGTATCGGTAATTTATTTGACGTAGATTTAACTAATTTACAACATCAAAGAATTTTGAAATACGATAGCGACGTTCAAAAATTTATCGTCGCAATTGACCAAGTATCTTCTGCTGGCGACAGTGACCTGACGCTTGAGGCAATTAGTGTTGTAAAGTCTGGCGGATTCGGTACATTAATTTATAGTGACGTAAGCGGCGTATTTGATATTACGTTCACTGATTCGCAACAAATAACGAGCGTATTGAAAGCTGGCCTTAACGTTGTATATGATTCGGCCACAGGTACTATCTCGGTTCCTACTGTTCGCCCAGATGGTGTAGATAGCCAAGCAACCAGCGATTTAGTTGATTCTGCATACGTTCAATTAAGAGTCCCTCAAACTTACATCGACACATTAGATACTCACGATAGTGTCGCTGTGCAACAACAAATTGATTCGACTGTAACTCAATCTTTAATTGATACTTTTGATACTCATGACAGTGTTGCGGTTCAAGGGCAAATTGATGCCACATTGGCAAATGATATTATTTTTGGTGGCGATCTTGACCTTGCTGACGGTAAAACAATTCAATTCGATAATGAAGGTCAAATTTATTCCTTCTCAAATGAATTAAGAGTTACTGGTGGCGTTTCTAATGGATTAGTTAAAATCTATTATGGAGGCTCTACAGAGAGGTTACGGACGACAGCAAGCGGCGTTTCTTTATATGGCGATGTAACTACTTCTGCTGACTTGACTGTCGATAGTAACTTAACAGTCGGCGGTTATTTGGCTGGCCCTGCAACCTTTACTATTGATCCAGCAGGTGTTGGTGATAGCACAGGTAAGGTTGTTATCTTGGGCGATCTCCAAGTTGACGGTACGACGACAACGATTAATTCAACAACAGTTTCAATTTCAGATAAGAACATTATTCTCGCTGATTCAGCACAAGATAGTTCTCAAGCTAATGGCGCTGGAATTACTGTCAATGGCGCAAATGCAACAATTACATATACGTCAGCAAACGATAGATGGACATTAAATAAAGCCCCATATTATAATGGCGAGAGGCTGTTAACTGACACTGAAGATTTACATGATAGCGCATTAATTCAAGGTCAAATTGACTCGAATTTCGCTAATGATATTATCTTTGGTGGAGAACTAGACCTTGGAGATGCAAAATCAATTCAGTTTGATGGCGAAGGGTCAATCGCATCAGTAACTGATCAGTTACAAATTAAAGGTGGTGCAACCGAGGGCACGGTCAGATTATATCATGGCACTGCTACGGAAAGGCTAAGGACTACTGATAGCGGCGTTACTATTCAAGGTAACACAGATATTACCGGCAACGTTGATATTGCTGGCACCACAACCATTGATAACGTTTTAACTTTAAATGATTCCAATGGTTCAGGTAAAGCTTCAACTATTCAAACCATCGATTTTGGTGGCGGCGGAATCCTAAAGCTCGCTTCTGATAATGTAAGTATTCGAACATATGACTCAGATTTAGTTTTAGCTAGATTTAAAAAGTTTTTCATAGATTTTTATTCCGATAGCACAGGCGAAGGTAAGTTCGGTTTACGAATTAATCGTGGCTTTACTCGTGTACATGGAACTTTACGAATTCTTGATAGTGCAGGACAAGATAGTGCAGCTCAGCTGACGCATTTAGGCTCAGGCAATTTAGGGCTGAATGGCGTTAGAGTCCTTACTGCCGATGAAGATTTACATGATTCTGCTGCGATAGATGGTCAAATTGACTCGTCAATCAATAATGATATTTTGGGTACAGCTAATGAAGTTGAGGTTACAGCTTCAGGCGGTGTGGCAACTATTGGCCTCCCAGCTGACGTTCAGATCACAACGAGCTTGAGCGTAGCTGGTAATGATGTTTTAACTACTGCGACAGATACTCATGATTCCGCTGCGGTTCAAGGACAGATTGATAGTAACCGCACCAATGATACAACTTTTGTAAGAGTTGCTGGTGATGATGTTAGTGGACCAATTACATTCCTTGATAACGTAGAAGCGAGATTTGGTGCAGGTGGTACTGATCCATATGACTTTAGAGTTTATTCTACTGGATCGTCAAACCGCATTCAAGCAGGTGAGGTTGACACACTCACCGTTGCGGCAGGTACAGTATTCTTTGCAACTAAAGCTTTTGAATCAACATTAACCATCAATTCTACATCTAGCACTGATCTTTACTACAATAAAGTAAAAGTTGCTGAGACTACCTCTACTGGTATGTCGTTTAGTAAACTAGCTGCTGACTCTGCTTCATTTACTGGTAAAATTGCAGTAGGCGGTAATATAAGAAGCAATCCAACGGCACAAAATGCTGGCGCTGGCTTAGTCGTTGTCAACAGCACTCCGCATGAAAATATGGCTCAATCAATTGATTACACCATTCATGCTAAAGATACAAACGGATCAACTACCAAAGGTGAAACTCAAATCACAAGAATTCTTGCGACCTTTGATAGTGCGGGGACTGTAGCGTTTACTGAGTTCGGTACGGTCTTTACTGGAGACAGTGTATTTGGTGACTTTGATGTAACAGTTTCTGGTGCGAATATTAATCTTAACTTTACCAGACGCTCGACTCGAGATGGAACGATTAATATTAAACCGCATAAGACAATTATAAGGACTTAATACCAATGGCAGAAAAGAATTTCATTGTTAATGATGATTTAGAAGTCAAAAAAGGTATAATTGTAGACTCCGGTGCAAACATCACCGGAGATCTTTCTGTTACTGGAACAATTACAGGCGATGTACCAGCTTCTAATTTGAGCGGGACTATTGATTCCGCAAGAGTGCCATCGTTAGCGACTTCTGATGTTGTGACGGGCACTTTCGATTCTGCAAGAATTCCTTCTTTATCGACTGCTGATATTGTTACAGGTTCTATTGATTCTGCCAGAATACCTTCCTTAGCAACTTCTGACATTGTAACAGGAACTTTTGACTCGGCTCGTATACCGAGTTTAGCTGGAGAAGATATTACTGCTGGTACAGTCTCGATTAATCGTCTTCCTACGATTGCCCTTACGACTAACACTTCAGGAAATTATGTACAATCTACTACAGCTGGTCCTGGTATTAAACCATTATCGGCTGCGGGTGAGGGCGTAGCACAAACAATTTCTGTCGATTCTGCTTTTGTAAGAGGAAGATTAGTTGCAGGCACAGGTGTTGTTTATGATAGCGTTGGCGGCGTCATAAGTGTCGGTCAGGCTATTAGTTCTACGGATGATGTTCTATTTTCAAACGTTACTTCTACAGCTCAGTTCAAAATCTATGACTCCGCTAATGGTCAGGAAGTAGCGCATCTTGAAGGTGATACTGAAAACGGGCTCGTGATTCATTCTCATGCTCATGCTACGGATGGCGGTATACGTTTTGTAATTCATGATACTGCAGACTCAGATTATTTAATTATTTCCCAGCCAACAGGTATTTCTGTTGTAAATAGAACCATTCAAGATGTTGCTACGCCAGTTAATGATACTGATGCAGCAAACAAAGCTTATGTAGATGCCGTATCTGAAGGGTTGCATATTCATGAAGCTGCCAGAGTTGCTACAGTTCAAGATCTTACGACCGATGTCAAAGTAACATCTGTTGCTTATGATAGCGGTACTTTAGGGGTCGGTGCATTTTTGCAAATTACAGGCTCCCTAGATTCGATTGACGGTATTGCGCTGCAGACCAATGATAGACTGTTAATTAAAAACCAAACAAATTCAAATCACAATGGTGTTTATGTTTGGGATTCAGCACAAAGAATTACGAGGGCTGACGATTTTGATACAGATGTTGAGGTTGCAGGCGGCGACTTTATCTTCGTAATTGATGGCACTGTTAATGCATCAGCCGGATTTGTTCAAACTGAATCGCATGTAGGTCAGGTTGGCGACAGCGCTATCTTATTTACTCAGTTCTCTGGTGCTGGACAAATTACAGCTGGAGATGGTTTAAGTAAAACAGGCAACCGTTTAGATGTCGACTTAGCAGGTACCTCTGGGCTTGAAATTACTTCTGGGGAACTTCGAGTTGACGTCGCTGACGTTTCTCTTGAAATTACAGGATCAGGTTTACGGGTAAAACAAGAAAATGGCGGTATTGCAGTTGACCATTTAGACCTTGATGCGACAGCTTCTGGGCTTACAGCTTTCACTTTAGCGAACGTAAGAGCTGCTACTAGCGAAACTTTAACAAACTTAACCTCATTCGAAGACGCTACTTACAAGTTTTACACTAAAGCGAGAAGCGATTCGGATACATTAGCATTAATTGACTCTGATTATATTTCGTTAAAAAGACCGCCAGAATCTATTTTCCAAGTTGTAGATAATGGTCTTAGCAGTGCATATGTATTTACTGGAGATGGCTTCCCTGCATCGACAAATAATCCTTCGATTGCTCTTGCTAGAGGTAAAACATACAAATTCGATGTTTCTGCATCAGGACATCCTTTCTGGATTCAAAAAGTTTCCGGGGCATATTCTTCGGGTGATGTTTTATCTTCGGATAGCGGCGTTGTAAATAATGGAGCTGATGACGGCAATATTTTCTTTACTGTTCCGATGGACGTTGATGTAAATACAGCTTGGTATTATGTTTGTCAGAATCACTCAGCTATGGGCGGGTCGCTTAATTTCTTAGCTGCTCCAAATGAAATTAACGCATACGATTCTGCTCTTGTCAATCAACAAATTGACTCCGATTTCGATAACCATATTAACGGCACAGCGAATGAAGTTGAAGTTACTTCTACTGGCGGCTACGTCACTATTGGTTTACCTGCCAGCGTTCAGATTACTACTGGATTAACAGTCGGCGGTAACAGTGTCCTGACCACGGCTAATGAAGGAACTGGAAACGGACTTGATGCTGATACTGTTGACGGTATTGAAGGCGCATCGCTTTTACGTAGCGACGCCACTGATGCTTACACGAGCGGAACTTTAACTTTTAATAGCGGAACTACGCTTACAGCTGCTAATGGAGCTACGGTCAATTTCCAAGGCGCAACAGTTCCATTTACTGTAGCAAGCGGAACTAGCACAGTGACGAACCTAGATGCAGATAAATTAGACGGTCAGCAAGGAACTTACTACAGAATTACTGTTAAAGATTCTGCTGGCACTGTGTTGAACGTATAAGGAAAAACGAATGGCTAATCCATCGAGTAGACAAGGATTAATTGATTACTGTTTGCGTAAGCTCGGTTCTCCAGTGTTAGAGATTAACGTCGAAGAGTCTCAGCTGGAGGATAGAGTGGATGAGGCTATTCAGTTTTATCGGGAATATAACTCTGATGCGTTATTCAGAACTTATGTTAAGCACCAAGTGACTGCTGATGACGTAAGTAATAAATATATTACAGTTGATGATAATGTATTTTTTGTGCAGCGTATGTTTCCGATCAATGCTTCAGGAACTACGTCCTCAAACTTTTTTGATTTAAAATATCAATTATCTTTGAATGAACTTTATGATTTGAATACATTTATTGGCGACTTAGCATATTATGAGCAAATGCGTCAGTATGTTTCTTTGTTAGATATGAAGCTGAATGGTCATCCTCAGATTACGTTCAGCCGAAATCAAAACAGAATTCATATTCATGGAGATTTCAATAACCAAGAGATTGAAGTTGATGATTATCTTGTTTTTGAAGTTTATCAGGCTATTGACCCAGATACATTTAATGATGTGTATAATGATATTTTCTTAAAGGAATACCTTACACAGCTAATTAAGCAACAGTGGGGGGCGAATCTGATAAAGTTTGAAGGAATGCAGCTTCCGGGCGGTATAACTCTGAACGGTAGACAACTGTATGATGACGCCACACAAGAGATTGAACGATTAAGGGAACAGGTAAGGCTTACTCATGAGTTACCTGTAGATTTCTTCTTAGGATAAGGTATGGCTCGCAATCCTCATATATCCCAGTCAGTAAGGTCAGAACAAAATCTTTATGAAGATATTATCATTGAGTCCTTAAAAATTTATGGACAAGATGTTGAGTATCTTCCAAGATCACTTGTCAATGAAGATAAAATATTTGGGGAAGACGCTGTATCAAGGTTTGACGATGCATATACTATTGAAATGTATTTGGAAAACATTGAAGGCTTTGATGGGGATCAAGAACTGTTCACTAAATTCGGTGTTGAAATTAGGGACAGAGCTACGCTTCATGTTTCAAGAAGGCGTTGGGAATTTGCTGTAGGTCTTAACGTTGATTACAATAGACCAAGAGAAGGCGATCTTATTTACCTACCGCTCTCTGATCAGATTTTTGAAATTATGCGAGTCATTGATGACCGTCCATTCTATCAAATACAAGATCTTCCGACTTTCCGTATGGAAATTGAGTTGTTCGAATACGCTGGTGAAGACTTTGATACTGGTACGGAAGTTATTGATGAAGTCGAAGAAAAGTATGCTTATAACTATAATGTTGGCGTTACGCCACTTCGCCGAGCAAAAGCAAAGTTGAGTATAACCTAATGGGTCGTGTAAATACAATTACAGTTCAGGATACTGGTTTCGGTTATGATTCAGCGCCGAGAATAGTTATTGGTCCTCCTCAGGCGGAAGCAGGAGGCGCCAGAGCATCATTAGTGATGAGTGGCGGTTCAATTAGTAGAATCGTTATTGATGATCCTGGGAACTATTATCAGGACCCATTATATGCAACTATTTTTTACGATTCCGGCGATTCTGCAACATCAGTTCGTGCTTTAGTAAACATTGATAGCGAGGGCGGAGTAAGAAGTGTTGTTACCCCAAGTATCAACAGTTCTGGTAACGAGTCAATAACTTTTGATTCCGCTACAGGTACGCCAGCTGATTTCACTGCCCGTGCCATTGCAACAATTGACGCAAGCGGTCAAGTTGATGGCGTAACAATTACATTTGGCGGTGGCGGATATAAGAGAAATCCTGCTATTGAATTTGAGGGTATCTATACTGAGTATAGTCCAGGAGACAGCGCTACGCAGGTTCTTTCTGATGGGACTCAAATTAAAGGCGAAATAGCTTCTTACACTGATCAGGATGGTATTTTACAGTTAGTGAATGTCGGCGCTTCAGATGGCAAGTATCATAATTTTGTTGTAGGTCGAGATATTACTTTTGGTGCAACTAATAAAAGATATACCAGAACAGTGTTAAGTGTAGGCGAATCTACAAACTTGACGAAAAATGAACAGAACACTGGATTTGAAACATTTGCTGATGATATTATTGATTTCAGTGAAGGTAATCCATTCGGAGAGGTGACGTAATGTTAACTCAACATTTCTATCATGAAAAAATTAGAAAGTGCGTTGCAGTTTTCGGCACCCTTTTCAATAATCTTTATGTGATTCGTAATAATTCATCAGGCCAAATTATCAATCAACTAAAAGTGCCTTTGAGTTATGCACCGAAACAAAAATTTTTAGATCGTATCCGTGAAACTGAGGATATGGCAGACGCCAAGCTTGCAATCAAATTGCCCAGAATGTCTTTTGAAATGGCAGCGATGTATTTTGATCCAAGTCGACAGCTACCAAAAGTAAATAATTTTACTCGTCTCGTCTCAACTGACACTGGAGTAAGAACTAAGTTTTTTACAGCTGTACCCTATATTTTGAATTTTCAATTAAATATTTTAACAAAGACAAATGAGGATGCGGTTCAGATTTTAGAACAAATCATACCGTATTTTAATCCATCATACACAATTACAATGAAACCTTTTAGCGATTATAATGACATAAAAGAAGATATTCCTATCTCGCTCATAGGTATTTCGTTTAACGATGATTATGAAAACACTCTTGAAAGCCGTAGAACGATTATCTATACTCTTGATTTTGAACTAAAGACTCAATTCTTTGGACCAATTGCTGACTCTAAGGTTATTAGAAAGGCTATCGTTGACTTTAAGGATCAAAATACCAGCGAGCTTCTTGAGAGAGTAACCGTTGAGCCTAATCCTGTCGATTTAAATATTATTGGGGATAGCGACTTTAATACAACAGTAACATTCCTTTATCCCGGAGAGGGTGACACTATAGAATAATGAATCAAATTTATTATGTAAATGATGCTAAAATTACTGTTAAAGGGTTTTGTCCGGTTGATGTTTGTGGTATTTGGGAGGCAGAAAAATTATCTTCTTTTCGTTACCTCAAAGGCGATTATTCAATTAAAATAGAATATGATAATAAAACTGTTTATATAACAGATTTCGCTGGCACACAATCCAGCAATCAGCTACCTAGAAATTCTACAATTGTTTTAGAAGATAATATGATAACCAGTTTTCAGCAAAACTGGAAAACTTCAGGCAAATTTTATCAGTATCCTCAAGGATTTAAGAAGAAAAAATCTTTCGACGATTTCTTTCAGGCGATTGATGATGCGGTTGCATTAAGAATAACTGACAATCCTACCATTACAATGAGTTCCGGTCATGATTCAGGTGTTATTACAGCTTCTGCTCATAAACAAAAATTAAAATTCAATGTTCTTTCAATTAAATCAATTGAAAATTATAAAATTTTAAGCGAAAGAATCAAATTAGTAAACGGAGAAATTATTGATGGATTACGTGAAGGCGGAGGACAAGAATTTATTGTAAACTTTATTCCATCTTCTACAGTGATAAGTGGTTTAGGCGCTGATGAACTTTACTCGACAGGCGATGATGAATTAATGGGTGAGTTTTATAATGATATGAATACTTTATATGAATCAAGAGGAATGACGAAGCGATTTCCATTATCAGATTACACTGTATGGAAAGAATATTTTTCATTAGGTATGACGCCGACTGAAGAGAAATTAAAAATTCCTTTTGAAAAATATATGGAAGCGCACAATTTCCCTGTGCATTATGGAGAAAAGATACCATTTGGGATACAATAAACAAATTTTATAAATAGTTTAAAAACTAAGGGATACCAATGGCTGTTTCACGTTATCTTGACAACTCTGAATTAGCGGAAGCTATTCGCATTGCGAATGGCCAAACCAAAGGTGTTTCTCACATCAATAAGTTTGGGTATAATACTTCTGTAGGCAACACAACTGAAACTATTTGGGATGCGGGTAATCTCTATCAGTATCCAAGCACAGCAACTACTCTTACTGTTATTGCTACAAATGTTGCGGACAGCGGTAAAGAAATTGAAATTCAAGGTTTAGATGCTAACTATGAACCTCTGACTGAAACTATTACAGCCGTAACAAGTCCAGGAACTACAGGCACTTCAGAATTTCAAAGAGTGTTTAGAGCATTAGTGGTTAGTTCCAATGATTCGACTAATGAAGAAATAATTAATATCAACGGTGATGGTAAGACCTTAGCTCGCATTTCAGCAGAGAAGGGTCAAACATTAATGGCTCTATACACTGTCCCTGCAAACAAAACTGCATATCTTAAAAAGTTCCAAGGATCAGTATCGGCACAAAATGCTCCAGGTGATTTTAGTATTATGGTCAAACCTTTCGGTGGTTCTTTTAATATTAAAGGTAAATTTGGTACAGCAGGTACACCAGTAACTTATGACTATTCAGTTCCTTTAAAACTGGAAGAAAAGAGTGATATTGAGATTAGAGCAACTTCCGGTAATAATGGTGCAGGTGCAATCTTTGATCTAATCTTGCTGGACAACTAATGCAGACATTTAAATCTTTTTTCACAGAACAAAAGAAAAAGGGATTTTACCTTCAGTTTGTTAGAACTAAAGGATATGATGTGCTGCGTGTAAATCGTTCTGGTGACTTGCGCTGGGCTGAAGTTCGTGGT